TTCAAAATAGGGATGATATAGTCACCACTATATACGACTATGGATCTATTATACATCCGGATCTTAGGGAACAATTTCTAATATTAGGTGACCAATGGTGGTGGGAAAGTAATAGATTAATACCCATAAATATGTTTCTTAAAAACGACTGGGAACCCTTCAAACCGTACATTCGTACATTCAACAATAAAAGTCTAACAATAGTGCATGGCCCAATATGCAGTATGTTAGAACTAGCAAAACGTAAAAGTAAACGTAAATCAATTACTCTAGTCAAACGAATGTCCTGAGTCTAATAGATTTATATGCACAACGACTAATTGTGCATAGGCAATACTATGACTTTTCTTAAAGTGATACCCTGTCTTATCATCATCCCATACTGTTTTTGCCACTTCACGCCAAGATTTTCCAATTAAATGTTTCTTTGATGGTCTGATAACTGCTAGAAACATTGCCAGTCTAGGTATACTATCAATAGGTTCTGGCATCTTCTGCATACTGTTATAATGATTGCTTAAGTGAATCAGCTTTTCAACAAACACTCTATCATTAAGTTTTTCCCAATTTGGTTCACGCATTAACTCAATTAAATGTTGTTCGTCACGTACTTTGTCATAGACATGCACATTTAAGAAATCTAATTTTATATATCCACGCTTTTCAGCTTCACTGTAATCTAAGTTAGACATATGATTAATCGCATCATATGGTATATCAGTAACATAGATACCAGTAGCATGTTTACGTATAGGATCAACTTTACGCATTGCCGCAGGGATGTGTTTGATATGTTCTAATATCTTGTCTCTGTTACCAAAGTCAATATCAATGTCTGAGTTAAATTTCATTTTAAAAGTTCAGGTGAATGTTGCGGGATACTAACTGTTTCATCTTTCATGTTTTCTAATTTTGCAACTCTACCACGTAGTTCGCTACTGCTATAGTTATGTTGTCTCTTATGATAGTGCAATTCAATGTCATTGTCAATACAATATTGTTTTCCAGTGAAATCTCTATTAACATATTCTTCACTTAGAAACCGAATATGAATAGTTTGGGTCATTAACATTTGTAGTAAATCGTATTCGGTTGAGTATACCAAAATTTCATCCACATATTTACATGCCTGCAATTGTACATAGCGTTCATATACACTTTGACATGGTTTGTTTTTAACACCCGGTCTATCAATCGTGGGGTCAACTTGTAATGCAACTATTAAATAGTCGCACAATTCTTTTTCCATCTTTAACATTGTTACATGTCCGGCATGAAACAAATCAAAACTACTACAATTAAATCCGATTTTCATTTGTGTTCAACTAATCCTGCTTTTATTAATTTCATATATGCTTGCTGTACAACAATAGCCTGACGTTCAGCATCTTCTACCGCTTTGTGGCTGGTAACGTGTCCACCGTCTTTGAGTTTGACTCCTGTAATGTCGTATAGAGTTCTGGTATCCCTGACTGACCAAAATGGCCAGGGTATAGGATTTGGTTTGTCACTTGTTTGTCTCCAAGCATGTTCCATAACAACGCAATCAAAACTAGCACCGTTACTCCAAACACAACGCCTATTCCAGCAAAACTTATAGAGTGTCTCCATGCAGTCTTTAAATGATGTTCTCCCATTCTCTCCCATTGCCTCTTCAAGTGCTTCAGGACTCTGTGTACTCCACCAACGTAATGTATCTTCATTTATACTCCTATTATATATTTCTGTTTGATCCTCAACAGTAGGTCGTAGTTCTAACTTTTCAACAACGCCAGTACCTTTGGGATCGAATCTAACTGCGCCGATAGTAAGTATTACACAATCAGGTGTAGTGTTCAAACTTTCAATATCTATCATTACATCATTTGCCATTTTGTGTTTCTCTTAAATATTTTGCTGCCTTTTCTAATAATTCAGGGTTGTCTTTAAAATTACCACATCCTAAATTGCATTTTCTACACAACCAACCGCGAAATGTTTTTTCAGTATGATTATGATCCATCACCCATGGTCTACCTTTTTTGCGTAGTGTTGGATTAATATTTTCATTTAATTGTTCTTCTGTTTGTTCGCACACAGGGCAAATATGGTTGTAAGGAATCGGTGGTGCAGTTTTTCTTATTTCAATACGTTCTTTAGCCAGTGTACTATCACATACTCTGCAATCAGACCGTAATTTTTTACCACCACTATCGTTACCAAATTGATTCAATGGTTTAATACATTTGCATCGGTTACAAATCTTTGATATCAATTTTTCCATAGTTCATACATAGTTTTAAATTTGTCATCCCACAGTATGATTGTAACATTTCCTGAGGTAAAAAGAAAGTCCCAACCCACCCCTCTTTCACCGAAATTACGTCTGCACCATGAGACAATTACAGTTGGATCTTCTTTTTTCTTTATACACTCATATACATATGAAGTTCTGTTTCTGCTACCCATATAATTACGGTCCTGTATCACATAATCAATTTCATCATGTCTGATTGGTAGTGGTACAAATGTACCTGTAGGTTTCATTATTGCCATTTTAATCCATAATATGTTGCTAATGATTCTTTGTAAAAGTGAAATTGTACATAACTAGGTTTAGCCGGACCATTAAATCTATCCTGTATACTAGGGTAAAATGTAAAATCAAAATCTACGCCCTGAACATAACCGGCTTCTCGTAATTCGTTTGCTCTCTCTATTGCCTTTGTCGCAGATATTTCTAGTTTGAGTTTAATCACGATGAAAACTTTATTGCAAAAAAGGTAGCAAGTTTTTCATCTTCTAGTGTTAGATACCATCTCTTAGTTACCATACCAGGCTCCCATTGCTGTTTAGCTACCCAGCCTTGTCCACCAATGCTATTATGTAAATAGAACATTCTAGGTCCTACATTTTTCATAAGCCATTGTTCTTGTTTTGGCTTTAGTCCATAATCATTGAGAGGTATAGTTACTGCCATCTCAACTTAAACCACAATCGTTGTTTTTCATCTTTGACACGCCAAACATCAGTTCCCATCATAGTACCTTGATATTCTATTTCAATATTATGTTCACTACACCAATCGTAGATTTCTTGTCTTTTAGTATAACTTATATCAACATCCATAGTGTCAATAACTCTAACATAATTGCTACCTGCCCATTTCCATTCATGTAAATTAATCATTGAAACCTCAACAGAAACCATTCGCAATCTGGCTTGTCTCTAAACCAAAACTTAGCATTGTTAGCATACCATCTATCGCCGGGCGTCCATACACCGGGAGCACCAGGTGTGCCACTAGGTCCAAATGTGTTAACACACCAAGCAATCATTTTATTCCATTCATTCGGTGATATTATAGGATCAATCTGATGATAGGGCATGTCATACGCATATCCTATGCCCGCATAGTTGACACTACGTTTTGCCGCCCAACCACCGTTAGATCCATATAACTTATTAGTCATTTGTCTTTTCTTAATCATTGCCACCTCAAACTAAACCATTCAGCCTCTTTTTTAGACTTGAACACAAAAATTCTCCCCCTAAATATAACATTTTTTTTGCATTTTTCTGTTACCCAATCTTTGATATCAATTGCCTGTTTTCTACTTCCTAAAGTAGGTAACTCAATAACATACCAACCTGACTCAACTAAAAGGTCTTTTGTAATCTCAAAGTCCATATTCCCAAAGTATTCTTTAGCAATAGATTCAGCAATTTCATCTTCTAGTGTCATTATCTTCTCATTAATTGATTAGTAAATTCTAACAACAACTTATGATGCCAACCTCCATGGTATTTTCCCTTTAGATATGAATACCCATCATACCAAAATTGTTGACTTTCTGGGTGGCAGCCGATTAATCCTATACGATTCTGATAGATAGCCATACTATCATTATTTGCTTCGTAAGTAGCTACTGTTTCAAATTTAGTTTTATCACCCACTAATGCACAACCATCATACCAAAACATTTTAGTTGACATTCCGTCCCAATTGATAGATATATTCTTTGCATGTGGTCTACGTGTGTCAGTCCCGGGTCTTTTCAAATATTGAACTGCATCAACATCATGCAACACATTAAGATAATGCTTGCCTGCCCAATATGCACCCATACATATACCAAGATATCTTCCATCATTGTGAATAAATTCACGTACTCTATCTCCGTTATTTTTAAACAATGTTTCAAATGAAGCCGCATCTCCCAATCCGCCGGGCATTGCTATCATATCAACATTATCAAAAAAATTGTATTCTAATTTATTCTTCGAAAACAATTTAAAATTATAGTAGCGATCCAACGAACTAATCATACCATTGGCACTCTGTACTGAACACTTAGGGTCAGAAACAAATAGTGCTATTGTAGGTTTCATTTTTCTACTTTCTTTTCAATAGGCGGTGGAAAATGAGGCTCAATTACATAATGTTGTGCAGTCCACCAGCCAAATGCTGTTATAAAACCGTATAAAAAAATTTCAACTATCATACTACCCCCATCTTAATTCAAAATGTATTGCGTCACGTTCATTATAGAAATAGAATTCCATATCATCTTCTGTAGGATGCCATTCAAATCTATTTCCCGGCAGTCCAAACTGTTCAATCGCCCATATGCATATTTCATCCCATACAGGAATACTGTCACGCCCTTTAGTCCATACCAATACTACCTTAATAGCCGGCTTGTCTAAGGGTGTCTTTAATTTGTCTTGCGAGGTCTGGTTCACGGTTAAACTTTAATGCCCATTGTTCTGGATTTATATAATCAATCACTATTCTAACATGATCCTGACTCAGTGTATCTAAGAAATGGACACCGCTATCGCTTTGATATAACATCCAAGGGCTTATTTTACCCGTTGTTATACCATAACAAATTTTATTTGCATTGCCATACCGAAACAAGTCATTGGGTAATAGATTATCTGCTTCACCTAAATTTGCACAACATTCTACACTTCGTGCTAATGCATCAAATGGGTTTTCATTTTTTAAATACTCAATCAAAAATTTAGTATATGTAACATCACTATTCCAATTATCAATTTTTGTATTTTCTCTTAGTAACCAATCTACATAACGACTTACGTTGATAACATTTACATCATTACAGTAATTGCCAAACTTAATAAATGCAGTGTAGTATGGGTTTTTAATAAATTCTTCATACGTTTTATTCTTGGTTTTACTCATGCTATTCTTAGCATAAAATTGTAACCAGCATTGAAATGCCAATCTATTACCTTTTTGGTCTTTAGCTAACCATCGGTTTTTCTGTTCACATAAATGACTAATTAAAGTACGCTCACGTATGAATTCACGTTTGCAAAACTCACAGCCAAACTTTATATCATCAATCGTTGCCGTTGTCTTTTTCATATTGGTTAATATCTTCATCTGTTACTACTAACGCTAATGTCTCAATATCATCTTTCTTCAGAGAAGGGAATCTTTTTGCCAAATAAACTTTCTTCTTCTGTTCTTCTACAAATTGTAGACTAACCTTATCCAATGTTTCATCATCTGTTTTAGGATAAATCTTTTTGTAATACTCTTTAACATCCTTCTTATTGGGAGTTTCTTTTAGTTCACGTGTGCCTTTTGATAATTGAGGTATCCATTGATGATAATGTTTTCCTGCACCCAAGCCGCTAGCACATAACATAAGCCATTGTAACTTAGGATGTTTCATCACGTGTTCATTGAATAAGTGTTTATTGACTGCGGCTTCTACACTTAATAAGTAATAACCTTGTATGTCACTAGCACCCTTGACAGCACTCATCCAATGCGTCATCATATAAGGAACAAATTTCTTTTGTTGTTCTTCTGTTAATCGATCCAAATATCCATAGTCTTTTTTATCTAATGCAGAAAGTGCATCAAACAAATCAAAATCTATGTTTTGAAATTTCTCATCTGCTGGTGCTTTGGTTGCCATTAGAATGCCTGATTGTAATCTATAATTTCACAATTTCTACTAATTTCTTTTACAAAATAAACACATCTTGGTTTAAGTCCATCATCGATAGGAATACACAAAAATTGTCCGTTCTTCAACCGAGGTGCATACCAAGTTACATCATGGTATATATCTAATATTTCAATGTCAAGAAAGCTAGGTCTGAATGCACTTAGTGGATTAAACTCAAATGCTTTAAATCCTCTATCATTGATACTTGTTAACGGTAATGTTTCTAAGTCGCCCATCTCAGGTTCACCGATTAATATCTGCCAGTCTACCGGCATCTTCAATGTCCTATCACCAATATGTAATACAAGTGCAGGACTATTGAAACTTTCCAAAAAGATTAATGGTATATAATGATAGTCTACATTTTGAGGATTACTATTGTCTAGTATCGCAAAACGTAAATCGTCTACCTCATCGGGTAGTGTTTCTAAATTGTAAAATTCGTTATCTAGTGTTAAAATTCGCATAATAAGATTATATCAGGTAATCACTTGTAAGTCAATTTTTCTGAGTCAAATGGGTAATTTGCTTCTTTGAAGAAAGTTTTTCGCTGGGAGAGATGTCGTTTTGCAAATCTACAATTACTGGTGAGGTCCCATATTTGGACAAAATCTTTATCATCCGCTTTTCTAATACCTCTACCAATGCTCTGGATGACTCTAACAAAACTCTTGCCAGGTTCAATAAGAACAAGGTTGAATATTCGTGGTATGTTAATACCAACCGCCGCCACCCCGTAGGTTGCGACAATGATTTTATTTGTGCTTGTGGCAATTTCATCGTATTCCTCTTTTCTTTCTGTTAACTTTGTATCACCTGATACAAAAACACTATCAGGTAATCTACTAACTATTTCTTTACCTGCATTTACTCTATCAACTAGTACAAGTGTATTTCCACTTTCCTTAATATTTAATATTAATTCTGCTATTGAATCTAGCCTTGTTTTATCTTCAAGTAAATATTTTAATTCACTTTGATAATTGGTGAACTCTACATTGTCTTGTAATTGAACGATATTCACATGACATTGTGCTAGTACACCTCTATCTTGCAATTCACTTGCGGCTAATTTATTAATTAGTGGACCTAAACTAACATACAACGCTTGTGCTTCATATAATGCTTTGGGTATAGTTCCTGTCAATCCCCACCTAATTGGTATAGTACTCATTACACCAGTGAGTAGTGTTTTTAATGCATCTGCTTTAGCCTGATGCACCTCATCTACCATTACACATACTACACCTTCTAAAAACTCTCCAATCGGAACTTCTGCCTCATCTACTTTTGTTTTCTTAAGCATATTATTAAGACTTTGCCATGTGCAGATTGTATGTGTCTTACCAAACTCTTTTCTATCACCAAAGTATACGCCTACATCTAATCCAAGATTTATATAATCAGCCTCAGTTTGACCTACTA